CCGTAGCATACGGGTCCGAAACAACCTTGTTCCAGTTGAGTCGGAACTGATCACGCTGTCGCTTTCCCACGAAGTGGGAAATCAGCAGCTGATACGCCCCGGTCGAGGACTCCGTGTAAACGGAGCTCGCGCCCGAGATGTTCGTTCGAGAGAACGACTTTGACGTTCCGGCCAACGTGATGGTAAGAGGATCGGAGAACATGGCATCTCTTGTCTGTGTGGTTCGCCTCTCTGGATCTCAGAGAGACGTCTGCTATCCACAGCATAGCGAGTAGGCAACCCGCTAAAACTGTGAGTAGCGTGATCGTCGTCAATCTTTGTATGATTGACGCGCTCACTTCAGCCCCCTGGTTAAACCCAGGGCGCCGATGATGGACAACTGACCGGGACTTAGAGTCCCGGGGTTGATCCCGAACCCGTAAGGCGTCGCCTTAATTCGGGTCTTCACTTCAGAAGTGAAGATCTGAATCAGCGGGCCGAGAGCGCGGCCACCGGCCACGAGACCCTCGAGAACCCAGGTATCCTCTATCACTTCATGTGACATGAGGTAGCCTCGGTTCATGACGAGACCATCCTTCGAGAAACTGGATAGGTTGGACATGACGTCCCCCACATCCAGAAACCAGTCGGAGGCCCAACTCCAGGGTAGAAGTTCCCAGAGGACGGCGGGAGTTATCTCCACGCCACCTAGCTTGTCAGCTAGGTCTATATGAGACTTGATCTTCGCATACATGTCTTGCGACTGTAGCGGGACCTTGTACTCATACACGCCCTCAAACCACATTCGTAGGAATCTCCTACGAGTGACGGTTCTTCGTCCCTGAGAATTCCCTGAGGAACCGCCCGGTCCGTAGTAGATGTTAGACTGCATTGCGGGGTAACCAGAGGTTACATCGCGCAGAATAACTTCTTCGGACTGGACGGGGAAGTAGTCATAGCGTCGGAAAACAGGTTTTCCGGCACCTGCAAGAAACTCAGAGATAAGCTCATCAGCTTTCTCTGTAGCTTCGCGCATCTTCCCGATATCGGAGAGAAAAGGCTTGATGCCAAACTGCAAGTTCAGCCATTCATCACCGGAGCCCCGAAGGGCCCCCTTGATGCCTGACTTACGAGCTTGCTGAATGACACTCTTGCCCACCATGGAGGGTAAACCTTCACGGAGCTCTCCCAGGAATTGCGCCAGGTTTGCTATTGGATTGTTCGGAACAGTCTTGGCGATGGCGTGAGTGCCTGCTGCCACAAGGATCGAGAGATCCTGTGGGTTAACAGTCGGCCAATACGTGTTTACATTGGCACCGTTTCCTCCCGTAGGGAAGATCGGACCCATGTAATCGCTGCCAAGACCTCCTAAGAATGGCCGATAATACCCGGTGTTATCCAGGTTGTTATCGTACCGATTCCTAGTGGTCATAAAATGACCTCCGAGATCCAGACTCAGGATCTTTCTACGGAGATCCTTAGAGATATTCCACTCTCTAAGAACCTTCCTGTAGAAACCGAACTGAGTCGGCTGGCTCACAGTTGTCTGTGAACCTACAATGGACCATGGCTGACTAGTCGTTTGATACACAGTTCCGGAATTGAAATCCCGGAACCGTGAAACGCTAGTGCCTGTTTCGAACGTTATACGTCGGGACTTTGTGGTCTCGCCGTGCGACGTCCAAAACGGATCCATTGTAACTTCCTTCTGATCGAGTTGCCAAACAGGATCGCAGTAGCCAACACCATAACGGTTTGCCAAACCATGGTGTAGGCTAAGAGGATGGTGGAGACTACCGCAGAGAGATTCACTCCCTCGTATGGTAGCCACTTCTCAAATGGTACCAGTCTGTCCTCCTTCTCGCGAAAGAGGATGCTGGGCTACACTTGAGTCCACCACCAGTCCGTGAACAGATTCGTCACACGCACCGGGAGGGCCCTTTCTGGGGC